CACACAATAAAATAAGGATTATGAAGAGACTAGTTCAAAATAAGGATCAGAAGATGGTTAAAAATGAAGTAAAAGTAGTTACCTTTCTTGAAACTGTAAGAAGAGTCTATTCATGGGTATCCTCGAGTTATTGTTTACCCGAGGACCAGATTCACCTGTCGTACTTTGGAGATTACTTCAACGTATTAAAACAGATAGGTCTCTCACGAGGCCTACCTGGACTTGTTTCTTATAACAAAAAGGTTAGAAATCAAGTATATAATTTTCTTTCTGGCAATCCACTCGAAATCGAGGGGATAAGTGTCAAAGACGGTCTTCCATTATCACTAGGTAAGAAGTTAATAGATTTGCTTAGAGGGGGAATGAAGCCTAAACAGCTTTCACTCCTTCTGACCATACTATCATCCACTCGCTACCTAAGTACCGGAACTGTTCCGTCATATGAATCGATAACATCTCCGAGTAATTCGGATGTTTGTTATTTTAATCCATATGTTCGGGCGTTTTGGAAGGAATTAGGCCTTTACAGGCCTAATCCTGAGAAGGAAACGTCCGCGGCAAACTTTGTTCGCTATCACCTGACAACTAAGTCAGGACCGAACGGACATGCTCTATATACTTCGATTAAAGACCTAATGGTCCTACCTCAAAGCTTAATAGAAAGTATTAAGATTGTGGGGGGTAAGAAACTGTCGTTATACATTGATACATTATTACCAATAGCCAAGACACTCGATCGCTTATTGCCCTCTAAGGCGCAAGGTAAGTTTTACCGCAAGGTAAGTTTCTTTCCAGACGCTGAAGACAAGGTGAGAGTGGTTGGGATACTTGACTATTTTTCACAAACTGCATTGAGGCAGTTGCATAGGTTTTTATATCGAGTCCTGAGAAAAATTGATCAGGACTGTACTTTCGATCAGTCTGCTTTCCAGCAGAAACTTACTGAAAGAGGGGCAAAATACTTTTATTCCGTCGATTTATCTAATGCGACAGACAGATTCCCGATTAAACTAATCGAGTCTGTGTTAAGGGGATACTTCCCCTCCAAGTTTGTAACAGCTTGGGTAGACATTATGGTTGGTTATCCATTCCAGTCGAGTATCGGAGAAATCCGATATGCGGTTGGTAATCCTATGGGTGCCTATTCTTCATGGGCATCCTTCGCTCTCGCACATCACTTTATAATGTTTGTGGCGTGTCGAGAGACAGGATTAAGATGGAAAACTGCACCATACGTCATCCTAGGCGACGATGTTGTAATTGGTCATAAAGAATTAGCAGAAGCTTATATGAGAAATCTAGCGAGATTGGATGTTCCGTTTTCTAAACACAAAACTCATAGTTCTGAAAAGTTCTATGAATTTGCAAAAAGGATTATATATAATAACGTTGAAATTACTCCATTTCCTATCGGTGGTCTGAAGAATACTGAGAAGCGATATAATTTGCTTCTGAGTACCCTTATCCAGCTGGAAGAAAAATCTTGGGTCTCTCTAAGAGGGATCCCCGATACAATTAAATGCTTCTACTTAACCGTAAAACGGTTTCGTAGGGCACTTTCCGCGGGTCTGGGTATCAAAACAGACATCAGCGAAGGCATCACAAGAGTGATGATGGGTAAATTAACGGCCGTTGAGGGACTAAAGTCCTTTATGCGGGCGAAAAATATATCCCCTTTCAGTGCGAAGTTAGAAGTAACCGAGGAAATGGCTAAATACCAATACCAAGGTTCCGCACTGACTTTGTTCGCTGAGGCGAATGAGCGTATAGATAAAGGGACGCGCAATCACAATCCACTAGGGCAGCTAGCTACATACTTAGTATGTATCCTAACTGACCCTGATGGCCCGCTGGATCTTTCCTGTAACCCGGATGCAATCAGTATGATACCAATTTTACAAGTACATGGGATAATTTCCCAAATGTACATCGACATCAATAAACTTGCTGTTGAGATAGATACTGTAAGAGGTGGGGATTGGCCAATGCTTATGAAAGCGTTGACTTGTCCTATCTCCGATGACGTTTATATAAAACGAAACTTCGATATGATCCCTGCAGCTTCTGCAGCAATGAGTCGCAT